CATACCAGTCATCCAGCGCACTCTTTGAAAAAAGACCAAGAAACGCAACGACTCGCCTATTTGTATGAAGTGAAAAACAAAGTGAAATATGAGTTGTTAGAATTTCAAAATACCTATTCCATTATGGACGATTTGTTTTCGCGAGAAATCAAAAGCGTAGACCTTGGAAAACAGCGTATATGTTATTTTCTGCCTACGTCATTCAGGAAAAAACCTTCGCTCACACAAGAATATTTACATCAGATGGAGCCGAGGTTAGCCAAGTATTTCTCTTTTTTGATTGATGAAGTGTAACTTAATTCACGATTTGCAGCATCGTCGGTGGCCGCGTGCTACATATTTTCCAATACCACGGCATATTGTATACATATTTTAATGACCCGGTTTCATCCATTTTCTTTTTGATATTGTCTACGTATGTATTTTTATAGTTCCACTTGTATTTTATGATAATACGCTTGTGTTCTTCGTCATTTTTTAACGGTCGTTCCGCAATATATTCTATCTTTCCTAATCCGAGTTGATCTATTTTAGATTCTATATACTCTTTTGTCATCATGTTACTCACGCGCGGTATACATAGAGAATGTAGTCCCTCTTTCCTTATTGTCATAACTACTTCGTATATGTATATATGTATATATGTCGTGTTCGGTGTAGATAATTACTTAGTGTATGTCGTGTTCAATTTTTTAGTTTCTTCTTTTCTTCATTCTATAATGAACCAAATTATAGCATGAATATAATAGTCTAGTTGGACGTTGTATTTAGATACATTTTTAATTTTTACCCTATGATGATTTGAACATCAATTACCAACATGAATCATGAGGACGTTTATAAATCTATATATCCTCGATTCTTTATTCTTTATTGTTGGGTTTTAGAAAACTCACATAGTGAGTTGCTGTCTCGCTCAAAATTATATTTGAATATTCTTATTCATATAACCTTATTTTTCGAAATATTTATTGTTTACTTGTGCTGTATCGAGACACTATATATAGTATCGGTCTTTTATGTTGTTTTCCGATTTGTTGTTTTGTTTCGCGATGGTTGGTTTGATTCTGTAAAAATTTATGTAGTTGGTATACAAATATATACGAAATACATGATTGATACGTTGTTTGACTGCGACGATGAAAAATGGTTACAAGAACAACAAACTCTACACAATATTCAATCTAATTATTGTCGCGAACTTATGGACTCCATACACTTACAGTTTGTATTCTTAGACGAACAAAAAACGATTACCCATATTTCTTCACAATGGGAACCGTTACAAGTGTGCGATGTATCCAATCAATGTGTCTTGTCCGAAGAACGTATTTTGGGATTGTTAGAGAATGTTAAAAAAAAACGTATCGGTAAAAAGTTCGCTCTACATCATATTTCCGCTTTTTTTGTGGATTTGGAACCTGAACACATTCAACAGTTCTCGAACAGTTCTAGCAGTGAAGATTCTCCTTTTTTACAACATTTTTCGACTGTGCAGTCAATCTGTATTCCTTCTTCTATTTTTATTTTTCATAATGTCAATACTATTTACTTTTTCTTACACGAAATTCCGTCTTCTCATCAACAAACGTATAAATCCATTTTGAAAAAGAAGTCGAATGGAGGGGCAAAGAAAACGAAACGCGTACGTATTCAACACGACCTTCCTCATCATGCACCCAAAGAAGAGTTCGTTTTACGCAATTATCATAGTCGAAGTGGAACTCGCAGAATTCGACCTTGAAAATAGACTCTCCTAGAGAAAAAGAAGGATATACAAATAAAAAGAATATAAATGGTTTTTCTTCTTTTTATTAGCGATTGTTCAACCAGGTTTACTATGAATCCTGTTCAATCACTTTCTACTCATTTTCCTTGTTTCGACGACGATGTATTTCATACGCGAACTCGATATACACAATATCTACGAGACGAACTTGTCTTTTTTTACTTTTGTCTTACTCGAAATCAAGACGGACATCGTATGGAGGCTTTGTATCAACGCTTACATGGGGTATTGTCCTTATTTCAATATTTACAGAATCAGGGAAAAGATTCACTGTATCAGGAAATTTTTGTCCAATTTTATAAAATGATTGGTCACACTCGAGATTATTTTCTAGGCAAGGGGGAACACCAAATGTCTTATTTCTTGTTGTGGGTCTGGTACGACCATTATCCTCACTTGGTCGAGGATGCTATACATCATTTCGTGTTTGATATAGATAACGATACTGCTGGTTACGGTTCTTGGAGAGACATCAAATATTTATGTGATTTTTTGAAAACACATAGTGTTCAGGGGGAAGAACATCGTCTTATCTATTTTTGTATTTCCTTGGTAAACAAGCAGTTAGATAAAGATGTAGATACATGGAAATTTTCTTCCAAAGCATATTGTCCAGATGATCTTAGTCATGTTGCCAAATGGATCCCGCGCGAGAAAAAACGGTTTGATTGGCTCTTTCGTAAATTAGCGGTCCATTGGATACATAACCATCAACCTTATATTCTCACTACGGCATCGTCCAGTCCTTCCGATACTTCTTTTCACAAGGCATTATTGAAATGTTATTGTATATACCGGAAAATTATTGCATCCATGAATAAAGCATTGCAAACCTTGGAAATCAAATTATGTAAACGCCAATATCACGAAATCGTACCTACAAGCGTACCCAAGTTCTCATTAGCACGACAGCGCAGTTTCTTTTTGTTATCATCGGATGATATTGAGGGGAATCATACAAAGAAATCTGCGTATCAGAAAATTAAAACACATCATTACGACATTCATAACCACTATACTCCTGTCTGCGAAAATACAGACGACCTTTCTTCCGGTAGTCTTAACGCGTTTTATGCTTGTTATTCGCCTGGATATTTTGTCAAAGAGGCATGTACTCTTTTGTCCAAATACGATACTGGTTCAGAAGATGTGATGCAACATATTCACTATTTGAATTTGTTATGGAAAAAACAAACTCACGTTGTTTCTATGTTTCAATTGTCCGGATTTTTGCCAATTGTTGACATTTCTTCCAAAATGAATTTGCATAATCGGGACCCTCTATACAACGCATTAGGTATGGCTATTTGTGTGGCGTTTTATCAAAGTGGGGACTATTCGAAACGCATTTTACTAATCGACAATGTTCCCACGTGGGTCTCTCTTGACTCATGTGACGATTTCGTTTCGGCTGTGAAAATGGTGATGGATGTATTGAAACACACCCCAAGCACTACTTGCGATTTGTATAACGCCTATTCTTTGGTGGCTTCACCATTGCTTCAACAATGCTTTCATTCTTCTCCCTCTACGAACTATATCAAATGTTTATTTTTTAGTTACGACCCGATTCTCCCTTCTATGGAAAATATACATACACTCTTTTCGTCACAACATTTAATATTGCCTACATTCGTTTTTTGGAATGTATATAGCGATTTCTCTTATTGCGATGATGATTTCAGCATTTTTTCAGAATTGTTACGTGATAAATCCAATATATTCTTATCGGGCACGTCATTCTACTTACTACGCACGCTGCAATATATTTGTCAAGACACTACTTCACAAACATTGATTTCTTCTATCTTGAAACAATCCAGATTACAACCGATGGAATCATTGTGTATGGCGAGTTTCCAATAAACCCTGTTTCTTATATGTTAACATGTTATGTTCCCGGTCTTTCAGCATTGTTTCTTTTGATGACTCGATGAGTTCACGCTTTTCTTGCTTGCTCATTTTCATCACTTCTAGTAATTTTTCTTTGGCATTTTTCGCATCAAGACGAGTATCCGGAGTCGCCTTGATGATTTGTTTCAACATTTTTACGTATTGTTGATTGAATTCGTTTTCTCTTATTTTGAATTCACCTCGCGTATATTTCAACATGATTAATGCTATCGCGTAGTTATCCCACGACCAGCGCGCATTCCATAACGCATCGTATAAGTTTTCCCATGGTTGTCCTATGTAGCTAGACAAATATTCAGTCCATGCTTTCTGCATTTCCGTCTTTTCAGTATTGGTTAGTGTATCGACTGCTGAATTGTTATCCATGTAATCTTTGATGACTTGTTGTATTTGTTCTTCTTGTACTTGTTCTTGTAATGGTTTTTCACTCTTTATTTTATGGAACGCATAACTTATCAAATGAATATCTACACACCAAGGACTATAATTCGGTCCGTATACATAAAACGCATTGGTCGCGTCTTCTGGTTTGGATTCTCCTTCAAACGATATACCGAAATCTATCATTATTGGCGTCTTTTTCACGTCATGAACCATGATATTATTTGATTTTAGATCATAATGAATGATGTTCGCTTCTTGTAATTGAGAAAGGGCCTTCAGTAAATGAAAATGAATATGAAATAGCGACATCACGTATTGCTGTGGTTTGTTTACTCTTTCCATAAAATAATCCATCATGTCTTGTTTTCCTACATATTTTATTGTGCTTGCTATGTATTCTTGCGGGGTTTCGTTTGATGTTTGTTTTTCGATGAATTCGCATTTTTTTAGTTCATTGTCTTCTATTTTGGACAATTCGATTGGACACGTATTTATGATACCGGCAAAATATTCACTGGCGTTATGTAATTCTTTGATTTTATTACCCAGCACTTTTTCTTGTTCTGAAATATCATCTTTTGTTTGAATTTTTGTTATGTAGTCTTCTTCTTTTATCGTATTTCCATCACACAGAAAAGAGGGTTTGTATATACATCCAAACGTCCCTTGGTTTACCAATTTGGGTTGCTGTACCGAGACGTTTTCTATCATTATGCTCTGTTTTGTATCTTCCATATATTTATATATTGAGTAGATTTTTTATTTTCCTTTCTTTCCTTTCCTTTGATAAAATTGTAACCATATATTTATGTTATTTGTTTACAATTTGGGTTTTGATATTATTATCGCTCTCATGAGGGGTCGAACCTCAGACCTTTCGATTAACAGTCGAATGCTCTAACCAACTGAGCTATGAAAGCAGGCGAGGAAGCCGTCTTCCTATTCATATATAGAATCCTTTCTTTATATTGATTTTGTATTTTTTACTATTTTTTACTATTTTTTCCTGTTTTCTCTGTGTATCTATGTATATGCAATCCAGTATATTTGACCTCTCGAATTCCAGCGTCTCCTTTTATTTAGATAATGTCTTGGACACACAATCACACACTTATTATAAAATTATTACGTTGTCCGCTATTCCTCCTGGACCTATCGCGGATATGGTCATTTCAAAGAGTTTTCCTCCTTTGTCCGAGTTCCAAACTCGTCCGTCATGGGACCATTATGGGTCTTCTTGTAAATACGCATTGTTACGTTATCCTAAGGGAGATGCTCGTGGAGGCACGTCTTTTCCACAAGACTTCATGATGCAACAAGACATTCCCTCTTTGTTGGCTTATTTGACTTCCAATGGTTACAATGTACAAACCGAATTGTCTACACTCATTACCAACCAAAGTCTTCATAGTCACAGCGCAGCATCGCGCAAATTTATCTGTTTTGCTAGTTATAGTTCTTGAGATTTGTAGGTGGAATTTTCTTATCTCTCTATTATAATAACATTGTTCCTACGTGTCGGTATTTATGGTTGGTAAATCACTATTTAACAATACTACACAATGCGTCTTTTCTCGCTCTTTGTTGAATCCTATTTCATTGGGTCAAACTACCTCCGTTTCGTCGGGGGATATTGACTTGATTAGCACCGCATTTTATGACATTCTGAAAATCATTGAATCTATGTATGGAGCAAATATGGCATCGAAAAAATATGAAGAAATTCCCAATAATTATGACCAATATATACAACTGCACGACTCACTACAAGAGTTACAAGCGCAAACTACCAATAATGACCTTACCTTGTTGTTGCAAATCGCAGAACATACTTTGGTCGGCGCCATGAATTCTTACACGGTTTATGGTGAAAATGTATTGCTCCGTATTGACAAAGCCGCTTTGGAAACTCGTGTCAGTGAACTCTTGAATAAAGCCAATGTGGAAACTGTCAATGACGCTGAGACTGATAGTAATCTGGGCATCGTTCGCTCCTTCCGATTGGCTCCCGTATTTAACTATTATATTATGATTTATGGTATGCCCACTTGCGGTCTTGGTTTTGACCCCGTGAAAATTTCTTTCTTAGTTGATATCTTGACCGAGAAGGGCATTGACCCATATACGTAGATTTGCTTTCTTGTATTTTATTTTTTATTTCCTATACATTCATTGCCTATGCTCTGTAAAATTGAAAATTTCTGCGTGGATTATTCTAATTATAATTAATTAACCTTACAACAAAAATGGCCACTTATCAGAAACCTCTTCATGTTCGCAATTTAAATGTGGATACCAACGTTCCACATGTAGAAGCCCCTCGTTCTTCCAAATCACGCGCTCCATATTGTGGCGTCTGTTTTAAAGCAAAACAACCCGCATCGGTCTACAATAGTCATTGGACTCGCATGAATCCAAACCCACGTAGTCCGATTACTTGTCCTCTCATTTTACAAACTATTTGTAATTATTGTAAAAACAAAGGCCATTCCGCCAAACATTGTCCGGTTGCTGCGAAAAAAAATGAACATAGACGTCAACGCGCTTCTTCTATCAGTTCCAACGCATCTTCTCAAAATAGCATCGCATCTTCTCCTAATGAAAGGGGGTCTTGGTTACAAGCTGCTATGAAATCTGTTCCACCCGAGATAAACAATGTTCTTGGTTCGGACAAAGAAAAACCCGCTGAGAGACGACTTAGTTTGGACAATCCATCAGTTGTCCGTACCGACAACGTGTTTCCTTCGCCCCCCAAATTACGTAGACAGAGAAAAACGTGGGATTGGAATGACGACGTCGACACCGACAATGAATAAAAAACGAAACTGAAACAAAAATAAAAAAACGAAAAATGTTCCTATATTGCTGTACTGTTCATTTTTATCTCTTCGTTTGCTTCTGTGTGTTTCGCGTTTTCATGTAGTCTCTATACATACTCTATGAAAATCGGTTCTTCTTTCGCCACTTGATGATTTCCCATATGAATTTCTTGGCACATCGTTTCGCACCACTGGATGGTCATCCATCCGCATATAGACCTTCTATTCTATAAAATTGATTTCTTTTGATAGAATCCTCTTCTATGCATCAAAACACGCTGTTATCGTATAACCAATTCTTCAACTCATTATGGGCGAACTCCTCATCGGTGGAATCTTCTTCGCAATTATTGCTTTGATGGTATTGGGAAAAGCATCTGCTGGTTCCAATCAAGTCAGTCCCTATTCTGGATAATCATTCTCTGTATTGTTTGTACATAAAAAACACTCCTCTTTCAGTTTGAGGATTGTTT